GCGTACTTGGCAATCTAATCTTTAAGAACTGGAAAGTTCAGGATGTGAAAAGCGATCCAATATATAAAACATTTGATCTTTTCAAGCATGGTCTTGACTTCGGATATTCAAATGACCCAACAGCATACAATAAAATGTACTATCAAAAGTCTAGGAACAGACTATTCATCCTTGACGAATACCGAGACATTGAAGTAACCAATGATCAAATCGCAGAGTCACTAAAGCCATATTTGCAAGGGGATAATGTTGTGTGTGATAGCGCAGAACCTAAGAGCATACAGGAATTAAACAACTACGGAGTATCAGCTCTGCCGGCAAGAAAAGGAAAAGATTCTGTTATCCATGGCATCCAATGGCTTAAACAGCAGGAAATTATAATTGACAGATCATGTCAACACACCAAAAACGAATTTGAGCAATATCATTGGAAAGAAGACAAAGACGGCAATGTCCTAAACGTGCCCGTGGATAAATACAACCACCATATTGACGCAATAAGATATGCATGTGAAGACGAAATGCTTTCCGGTGACGACGGAATTATACCTGGCGCCGAGTCTGAAGCCGCTCAAAGCGATTGGGATTTTTAAATGAACCTGTTAAGCATATTCAAAAAGAAAGAACAACCTGCACCGGAACCAACCACAACGGAGATCGCCTGGGAAGATTCCAATATTTACCGTACAGCAGACTTTCCGAAATATAATCCCGACATATTAATATCCCGCAAAGGTTATAATATATATCAAAACATGATGCGGGATGACCAGGTAAAAGCATGCCTTCAAATTAAGATTAATGCAGTCATAAGCCGGGAATGGTTCTTCGATATTGGCAAGGATGATAATAGCGGAGAAGAACGCAAAGATCATCAAGACATCGCAGATGTGTTCGAGTTCATTTTAGACAACATAACGGGCAGTTTTGCGGACAAACTTACAAATATCCTTTCGGGATTGAAGAATGGCTTCAGCATAAATGAAAAAGTTTACGAACCTATCATATACGACGGGAAAGAATACTGGGGGATAAAAGATTTAAAGCTACGTCCATTTAATACGTTTGATGGAGGGTTTAAGACCGACAACCACGGCAACATTTTACAGATTACTCAAAACCAGGCTGGTAGAGAAATTAATATTCCGGTTCCTAAGATTATTCATTTTGTGCATCAACCGGACATAGATCTCCATTATGGAGAATCAGATCTCAGGGCAGCATATAGGCCGTGGTGGTCCAAAGATATTGCTATCAAGTTTCAAAATATTCATTTAGAGCGACATGCCTCTGGTTTTATATGGGCTAAAGTAACCGGGGCTTTATCAACTCCGCAAAAAACAAACCTTCAGAACCTACTCAAAAAACATATCAGCCCGCATGTCAGCGCAGATCCCTGAAAACGTAGATCTTAATTCTATTAATCCATTAAGGACAGATGCATTTGAGAAAGCTATTCAAGGATATGATAAGGCCATAGCCAAGGCAATTTTAGTGCCGAATCTCTTGGGCTTTTCAGAACAAGGCCAAACCGGGGCGTATTCACAAAGTCAAACTCAATTAACTGCATTTTTTTTGGATATTGGATTCGATCGCAAAACGGCTTGAACAGACACTAAACGAGCAGATGTTTAGGGAGTTGGCATTATGGAACTTTGGTACAGACGACTTTCCATGGTTTAAGTTTGAGCCCATATCAGATGAACAAAAAGCCGAGATTGACTAAAAACATAGGAATGAACTCATCAAGGGGCGGGTCTGTTACCAAGTCGGGAGTCAGATGAGAATTATATAAGACAGATAATGGGATTACCCGGAAAAGAGCGAGGATGCAGAAGAAGAGATGCCGGGCGAAGGACCGGAACCGGATGAGATGCCGGACAATGAAGACTGGATAGACGCGCAGCCTGATTCAGAATTTATAAGAAAGGAATTTGCAGAAAAACCATGGCTGCGAAGGGTAAACTTTACGAGATTAGAGCGAACTCTGGATAATAGGGATGAGATATTTCTAAACGACTTAAACGATGTAATGGCCAAAGTCAAACAGTCATTAGAGAAACAAATTGTTAAATTAGCCGGCGATAGATCATTTGGGAATATACAGCCAAAGGAGTTTGAATCTATCTCTATACCTCCGGGGCTCGTATCAAAAACAAGAAAGGTTGTACGAACCAACCTACAAGGTACACTCAACAAGGGAATTGAAATAGCACAAAAAGAGCTGCCGAAGAAACGTTTCAGGATAGGCCCAGGTATGGACAAAGGGCGGGCGGACCGCTTTTTGTCCTCAAAGGCCATGAAAATAGCGGGTATATTAGAGCAAGAAATATTGAAGGCTGTCCAACAAGTACTTGAGAATGCATTAAAATACGATAAAAACTTACAGCAAACAATAGACCAATTGGACGTTGATACAGTATTAAGCCAGGCCTTACCATTAGTGGATGCTGGGGGCCGAGCGATTAACATACCAGCACGTCTTGAAAACATTGTAAGGACAAACACTGCTGAGGCTATTAATCAAGCCCGGATGTCTGTATTTGGCCATAATGATCTTAGGGGATTCGTGGTTGCATATGAATATAGCGCTGTCATGGATTCACGAACCTCTGATATTTGTAGCCATTTGCATGGTAAAATAATGAAAGATTTCGGTTATTATTTACCACCGAATCATTATCAGTGTCGGTCAATATTAGTACCAATCACGACAATAGACAAATGGAATGGTAAAGAAAGCCCAAAGCCAAGATTGGAACCACAAAAAGGATTTTCATAATATGAGAAAGGCTATCCCCCAAAGCCTGGACTCATGTCAGGGGGCATGAGTTGTTTACCTCCTTTCTCATAGCCTGGGGAGTTAATGCAGCCTCCCCAGGCACAACTTGAAACGAGAAAGGAAAGGATAAAATAGGATAAGGAAACGATGGATTTAAAAAAATATAGGAATGAAGACTATAAAGATCCTAAAGAAGAGCTGGACAGGCGCACTCAAATCAGAATGTTATATAAAGATATGACATATATGGATGCATTAAGACAAGAGTTATTGTTATGTCAATCTTTAGGTAATGAATGGTTAAAGCAAAATGATCACATTAAAAACGATAACAACCATTGAGCTTTCAAGTATTTGTAATTTAAAGTGTAGATATTGCGTGAACCGTCTACTCGTTAAACATCCCGCACGAAACGCCGGGATAATGAGCGATGAGATATTTAATAAAAGCATGGTATGGTTAAAGTTGCTTTGTGAAAACGGCACACAAAATGAGGTAAATATAAACGGGACGGGTGAAAGCTGCCTTGATCCTAATCTAATCAAACGTGCCCGAATAGTTAAGGATATCGCGGGACCCGATAGACGAGTTGGTTTCTGTACTAACGGATTAAATATGACCTATGAAATGGCAAAAGGGCTAAGAGATAGCGGTATTGATTACGTTGACCTTAGTATTCATAGTCCATGGCACACTCGAAAAGCGTTAGGCATATTGAGCAGTGTAGGAATATTCGGGGTAGTTGCGTTTGGTGCTATTATGACATCGCACAATTGGGGCCGGGCAGTTAGAGCCCGAAAACACAGTTGACATTAATTATAAAATGCAATGCGATCCACTTATTCAGGGCATGGGATACATATCATCAGAGGGTTGGCTAACCCCGTGTTGTTACGATTACAGATTGTTGGGTGCATACGGACATGTAAATGATAAGGATCTTCTTGAGAAAGAAATAAAACCTTACGAATTATGTAAAACATGCCATCAAGCTATCCCGGGGTATATATTGAGAAAGGAAGCTGCATGAACCAACAATTTATTGATGGGTCTTGGTATGAAGAAGAATATAGGGAAAAATGGTATAGACACCAATACATAGAAACCCCATATCTGAAATGGGCTCAAGAGTCTGATTTGTATGGTGTGAGATTTATGGCGATGTGTTCAGGAATACCGATAGATGCGAAGATACTTGACCTTGGATCTGGCGTTGGCCATATTATGAAGACATGGAGGCGTGCTGGGTTTGAAAATGTAACCGGGGTTGAAATATCAAAAACAGCGTGGGAAGCATCTAACGAACCGAACATGATAAACGGAACAGTCAGGGACTTGTCAATGTTTGAGGATAAGGAGTTTGATCTTGTGTCTTCTTTTGCATTATTGGAACATATTGACGAGTCTATTATACCTGAAGTGTTTAGTGAGATGTGCAGGGTGGGTATAAAACAAACTCATTTTATAGCACATGAGGCAGGGACCGACCCATCTCACATAAACATAAAAACATCCACAGAATGGATAAACCTATTTGATAAATACTCTGGGGAACCTTCATTTGTAATTCCAAACCCCTTAATTAATGTTAACCCGTTATATTTAGTGTGTCCTA